GGCCGCTAAGATCTTTGTTTTCTACCTGGAGTCCACGCGCATAATCTAAAGCCGCAGTTTCACGTCGTTCAGCTTCACGGTATCGGTTCGTAAGTTTATCAATACGCTTTTGAACTTTTTCGCCATAATCTTCAAGTTCTGAGCTGTCTTTCGACCCCTCACCCACAGCCGCGTTTCTATCGTCGTCAGAAGTTTTTGAAGATTCCTCCGAAGACTGTAAAACTTCACTATCATCAAGGACAATGTCTACTTCCCCTCCATCGTCTTGTGGCTGGGCGCTTTGTTCTGTATCGATACTACTCATTTTTCCCTCACTTTCTAAACATGAGCAATGTCATCGGGATCAAGAATCGTAGCCAAAATTTCATCGTCATTTAAAAGCCTTAATTCTGCCCCTTCAATTCGAAACCGACTTCCCGCATATCTACCAATTACCACCCAATCTTTTTCTTTGCAATAGGATTGCGAATATTTATCCAAATCAGAATAACAATCAGGCCCAAGTTTTAAAACATAACAGACAACCGTTGCAAGAGCATTTCGATCTCTTGTTTCATCTGTTAAAATAATACCACCGTCTGTTTTTGCCTTGCCTTTGTAGGGCATCACCAAAACACGGTATCCTGTGGGTGTTGGTAAACGTTCCAGGGCTGTTTTATCAAGCAGTTCTGGATTTAAAACGCGGTTTTCTTCTGTCGTATACGCTAAGGCCAAACTACCTTGGGGTTCTAAACTCTGCTCTTTTTTAGTCTTCATCACGGTCCCCGGTTTTACTCCTAAGTTCCACTATATACTGTTCAATAAAGGTTAAACCACGCACTTCGCCTACCGCAGAACGATAATCTTCATATTTTATAAAATTACCAGCCATCATGCTTTCTTGTAGTTCGTCAAGACGTTCGCGAATATGTCGTATAACTTTAGTGGTGATGTAAGAAAAATCATCCATAATTATTTCTTTTTAGACTTCTTATTTAACTTCTTTTTTGGTTTAATCTTACTACCAGATTTTTTTGTCCACTCTTTAAAAATGTCAGGCTTGTTAGCCGCCAAATAGCGCCGTTGTTTTTCTGACCGAAAAGGCATTAATTAACTCGTGCCTTATCTTGTTTCATTTTTGCTATATCAATTCGACCACGCATCTCAGCCGTATCCTCCTGAGAATCCATCTTTGCTACAGCAATTTCACCACGCATCTCAGCAATATCTTCCTGAGAATCAATACGCTCACGTGCTATTTTATTACGATCCGTGTTTTCCTGACGATCCAATTTTAACCGTTCAACGTCATCTTGCGCCTTACGATATAGATCAGCTTCCTTAATTCGCAATTCTTGGCGACGTAGCTCAACCAAGGGGTCTTCATCTTCACCAGTAGCCGCCATAACTTCAGCTGTAATTTGTGCAATTAGCTCTGAAACACGATTTTCTGCATCTGCCATTAATTGTTGTTGTTGCTGTTCGTTCAATTGAACACCTTGCGCCTGTGCTTGTTGAATTTGCGGCCCTAGTTCTTCTGTTACCATTTTTCGTGCCTGCATACTAATATGCTGTGCCACATGACCCATTAATGACCCTGTAACCAAAGGAGCCGCCATGACCACAGGCGTTTTCATCATTATCATATGCGCAACAATATGCGCTTGGTGATTTTGCTCCATAAACGCCTGCAACGGCAAATTACTTAAAACGTTCCGATTTTCTTCAGCGGCGTCTGTTGGTTGTGGTTCTTTAGGGGGCGGTAAAACTAAGTCAACATCTTTTATACCCAAAGCCTCATACATGCGCCGATATGCTTCATACATATTGTGCATGTCGGGCGCAGCCTGCGCCAGTTGCAATTGCATCTGTGCCAACATGGCACGTTGACTGCTGCTATAGATATTAGGATCACTAACAGGTATAATATCTATACGATTATCAAAGTCAGAAGCCTTAACATTTCTTTCAGCTCCGATAGTCTCGTATGGATAGACCGGAGGTAGGTAATCTGCAAATACGGCAGCTAGTAATTTTAATTCTAAACGCTGCGCGTGATGTAACCGTTTATGAATACCAGACATGACCTTGGTACCGCGCTCCAATAGCGCCATGGTGGTACCAACAGGCATTTCACGGGTCAGACCCTTTTCTGAAAAAGGTAGTTCAGAAATAGCACTAAATCTACGACCCGATTCTATAATTAAGCCAAGCAACTGAAATAATGTTGCGCTTGGTTCTTTATACGGTAAAGGCAGCAAAGAATCGCGCAAATTGCCACCAGGACTATCCACATCACGAAATTCACCAGGAGACAAAGGCTCGTCAGCATCACGTATACGAATACCCCGAGCCTTAAAACCAGCGGGTAAATTAGCCAATGTGCCTGCATCGATCAACTGCCGTAAGACTGAAGTTGCTGAACGGCTTAACCCACCAATCATGTGAATTAAACCAAAACCATAAAATCCTAACCCAGGAAGAAACTTAAAATGAACAAAATACTGTTTCTTCCTCATCGTCTCATCATCAGACAACCAATTCCGACGTATAGCCAGAATTTCGCCTGAATTTTCATCTGCTGTTACAATATAAGGAAGACGTACCCCTGTGGGTTCTCCTGTTTCGTCAGTATCTTCATAACCTAAAAGGTCTAAATTAACATGGCATTCTAATAAAACATATTCTTCGTCATGTGCTCCGGGGCGTTCACCCTGCAATTCATCAATCTTAGACTGTGTGTCTGAAGAACTCATGGTTTCAGGATATAGGGAAATATCTCTGTAAAAACCGTTCACCTGCATCTTACGCAAGTCATTTGTTTGCATATGCACAACATGCGTAATGCGTTCGGCACTTCGCAAATCTGTGGTCGTGTAAGGAACTACCAAATCTTCACAGGAAACAAACTTACTGACCGCGCGCTTCATCGATTCATCATAATAAACCTTCTTGAATGCGGATCCGGATAATGGAAGATAAAACAATAACTGATCCATATCCGAATCATATTCTTCCATGACATCGGTAATTTGATAATTCATGTATTCTTTAACACGCTGGGCCTGTTTTTCAGTTTCAGGTGATATCAGCCCAACAATTTGGGTGCGTACCGGGCCATCGGGCGGCAAAAGTTCCTTGTACGCTTGCGCCTGAAACTGCACCACACTTTCGGCCAGTAACGGGTGCGAAATGCCGCTAGCCCCCTTAAAAGGCTGCTCCCGTTCTTCATATTTGAAGCCTAAAAGATCTAAGCCTTCAATATAAGACCTTTCCCAATCTTTACGACTTTGCTTGTCTTCTCTATAAAACCCAATTAAATCATTACCAAGTTTGGTTAGTTCATTAGGGTCTACTGTTTCTGCAAGATTGGCAAAGAAGTCATCGGAATCATCACCTTTTATCATTGACGATGAATTAAAATCAACAATTACGCCGCCCTCGTCGTCTTCAACAATAGAAATATCTTCCGGAAGAACTTCTTCGTCAGTAGGAACATCAATAATGTTCTCAGGCGCAAATTCTTCGTCAATAGCAGCAGGATCACCTGTGAGACGTTTATCTACAACCATCAATAATATTCCCTTGTACGCATGTAGCTACGGGGGGTGCTGTCATCATAATCGTCAGGATGACTCACAAAACCCCCCTGACGAAAACGCAACAGGGCCTGAACCGTACTATCGACCAAATCATCATGTTCACCTAAAGGAAATGCCGCACATTCTTCAATTAATTCGTCAGCAAAACTTTTTTCCGGTACCCACACCATACCCGATTCTACTAACGGCGCAACAGCATTTACACGCGTCACTTTATCATTGCCACGGCTGGGTGTGTATGTAGTTACTGGAATACCTGTCTGTCGCAATTCATAGGTTAAAGGTAGCCCACTGGCTTTTGCCTCAATTACCACGCTATCGGGATCCCAAAATTTGTATTGCTCATGTGCGACACGCTTTAATTCCGGAAATTCCCAACGACCCTTTATACTATCAAGTAAAATAATATTAAAAGACTCATTCTCATTTGGTTTAAACACACCCCAAGTGGTGATTGCGCTATAATCGGCTGTTTCCTTGGCGCTAAACGCTGTATCATAGCTTTGAATAATGTATTCTAGTCCAGGAATTTTTTCATGTTCCCAACGTTTCCACCATTCACGCTTGATTAAACTGCCTTCTTCGGCAGTTGGGTTTTGCATCCATTGAGCGTTCCATTTACTCACGCTCAAACTGGCTTTTACCCCTAATAATTCTTCAATGTTCCAATATTCTGGCCAAGCTGACTTTTCGTTCGGCAATATGGCGGGAAATTCCACAACGTCCCATCTGTCCGCCAGTTCATCAGACGCTTGAGCCTTAATAAGCTTCCCCGTTAGGTCTTTTACCGACCAACGCGTCATTACCAGGATAATAGCGCCCCCTGGTTGTAGACGTTGTCGTGGCCCTGACGTGTACCACTCATACGCATTATCCATGGCGGTTGCGCTAAGGGCGTCTTGTTCACTGTGGGGGTCGTCAATAATCAACAGATCCGCACCACGGCCTGTAATAGCGCCCCCAACACCCGATGCATAGTATTCACCACCCTTGTTTGTTTCCCAACGTCCGGCTGCTTTGGTATCTGGGCGCAATTTTGT